ACGACGCCCAGGCGTCCAGGTTGCCGAACGGCAAATCTTGCCAGAGCAGCGGGTTTACCATTCGCGCCCCAAGTCATACTCCACCGCAATCCCGGACAGATCCCACGGCACGTCGGTCCCGGTGATCGTCCAGCCCAGGTAATGCCCGAAGACGGAGAGAGAGGCCGCCGTTTGAAAGACGACGAATCCGGACACTGAGATCCACTGCACGATTTGTCCGGAGGCGTTGAGCGGTGCGGACCCTGCCCAGGACCAGGCCGCGCGTTCCTGCGGGCTTGTTCGCTGTCGCCGCGTGGCATCGCTATAGCTTTGCAGTCCTTGTGCCATTCCATTCCATTACGCCGTAGTCCACGGAACAACTTGCCCCGCGTTGTTGACCCAGAACGAATAATTCGCCAGCGACAGGTTTGCAACCTGCGAGCCTTTCTCGGTCTCGATTGTCACTTGAGGATTGATGATGCCGGTGGCGGAAAATTCCAGCATGATCCGATACATCTGCTTCATCGTCACCATCGAGCCGAAGTCGTATAGCTTGCTCCGGATGGTGTAGGCCACGGGAGTTGCCGCGTCCCCGAAGAGGGCGAAGAGTGTCTTCCCGTCGGTTCCCCACGCCTGCCAGGCTCCACTCACCACGACGTCCGCGATGAGGGTCAGCGCCCCTTGCGAGGCCATGAACCATTTGCCTTGCGAGTAGCACATGACCACGGGGCGGGGGGTGGAGGGAGACGTTGCCGGGTCGTTGTAGGTGACGAGGAGACAGAGGACCGGCAATTCGTTCAAGGTCATCAGGGCCGCCGGCGTATCCGGAGTCAGGGTGAGTCCGGGGAAGAGTCCGTCCAGCTTGTCGCTCAACTTCTGCGGCGTGACTCCGACCAAGCCGTAGACACCCGCCTTGCTCAGAAACGCCAGCGCCCGGAAGAAGGCAATCACTGAGAGCCGGTTTGGCGTCCCGACACCCGAGACGATGTTAGTGTTGCTGAAGGTGGCAATCCCTCCGACAACCTGAACGTTAGAGAGAGCGTTGACGGCTCCCTGTCCGATGATCCAGAGTTGCTCCATCGCAGAGAGGAGGCGGGTGATGTTCCCCGGGAAGGCTTCATCCGTGATGGGGAAGCTCCCCCCGGAGCCTGCAAAGCTGGTATAGCTGCCCGCATCCGTAAAGGTGATGGTTCGCGCGTTCGCCAGCCACACCCGCCCGGAGAACACGGCGATGGTCGTCCCCAATTTGCTGGCGTCGAGCACGGTGAACGTTGCGCCGTCCCACGTCATGTACCCATGCACCGGGTCCAGGATGAGGATACGGGTCCCCTGCCACACGCTCACGTCCGCCGCGGCTGTCACCGTCCCGGCGGGGGCAATCTGTGTAGGCATCCCCCCCAGCGTCACCTGCACCATCGAGCCATCCGACAGGATGCAGATCAGATACGGAATGTTGAGGAGCATTACGCCGTAGAGCCCGACAATCAGGAACGGGGCGGTGTAGACGGCGGGGCCTTGGTGCGGGAGGATGCGGACCTTGCCCTTGCCGACCGTCATGGCGTTCTCTAGCCACCACCATTCCGTGTCGTCAATGGCCGTTCGCGCGTCGGTCTGATTCATCCCCTTCCACTCGCGGTATTGCTTGGTCTCCCGCGAGGGCTCGCCGCGCTTCTTCTCATTCTCGGAGGGCATCAGTCGTCTTCCTGGTCGTACATGCTGTCGATCATGCGCTCCATCGCAATCGTCGGACAGGCCGCCATCGCTTCTTTATACATGGCGTTAAACTTGGCCGCCTCGTCGTATTGCTGGAAGGTCATCTTCGCCCAGTAGGCGGCGTAGTAGGGGACGGGCTCGGTGTAGGGAGCGCCTGAGACATCCACGTCCAGGGCATTGACGAGCGCGGGAGGATAGACGGCGGTGTCCCATTCGCTTTGATAGATGATCCCCGGCGGCGGGGCCAGGATGATCTGGCTTTTCCCGTAGCGGGCCATGAACTGCGGCATGTCGGTATAGGTCGTCCACGGCTGGCCGAAGGTCGTCAGCCACGTATAGGACTTCTGCCGCAACTGAATCCGGGTATTCCCCCAGATCACCACGATCCCGAGCACGTCAATGGTGCCCGTGTTCGGGAGGGTGGAGTAGTTCACGGTATACGGACTCGTGCCGGCGGCCAGGGTGACCGACTGCAAGAGGCGCACCTGCTTACATCGCTCGGCAACCCGCTGGAGGCCCTTGTTGATGTAGGCGGTCAGATCCGTATCCGACCAATACTGGGCCGTCGAATCATGCAGCAGTCGCCGCGTGTCGGTCAAATAGTCCGACAGCGTCACGGGGCACCTCTACCGGATCTGATAGCAGAGCGCCGAGCCCGTGCCATACACCCGGACGACATAGCCGTCCGACCAGAACATCCCGCCCGTGCCGGTGGGGGTAATGTCTACCCAGTTGGCCGAGTTGTCCGTCAAGAGCTGGACCTTGATGCCCGCCACGCCCTGGACAAACCAATCCCCTGACGGGAGGATCTTCCCCGTGCTGCTGAGCACATAGGTGGTGACGGCCCCGAACGGCGAGCCCGCGGCGCCGAGCACCATCGACTGTCCGAGAGTAACCTTGTCAAGTCCCATCCTGCGTTCCTCCCTAGACCGTGTTGTACGAGTAACCAGTCACGACCGTCGCGGACGCCGGCTTCATGCACACGAACTGCCCCAGCGTCACGACCGCCCCGACGTAGCCGAGCTGGTAGTTCGCTAAGCTAGAGGCAAATCCGGTGAAACTCCAAGCTGCGTCCTCATGCAAATAGAAGCACGCATACTTGTCATTGAAGAAGTAGAAGCTGCCCTCCGTCGCGTAGGGGTCGCAGTAGATCGGCACGCCGCCCACGACCAGTGCCACAAACGCCGCCCGCACGCCGCCCGCCGTCTTGTCGAAGCCCTCGCCCGGTCCCACCGTGTAATACTCTTGCGCCAGGAAGTCCTGCGCCAAGAGGCTCCACGTCCCCATTCCGGTCACGCCGAAGTTCGGCATTTCGCCGCCGTTCGTCTTCGTCGCGCTGATGATGTACTGCAGGACCGACGCGCGGGTGGGCGCTGGCGATCCGGTGACGGCCTTGATGCCCGGAGCGAACCACGAATAGGTGCTCCGCGACAGGCCGCCGTAGGTCGAGGTCGCGCTGAACAGGGCCGGGAAGCCGGAGATGTCCAGGGCGCTGTAGGTGATGGTGTTACCGAAGGAATCGGAGGCGCTCGTGCCTGTGGTCGCGTCGGAGTTCCACAGGGCCAGGCTGTAATACTCCGCCTGGGAGTTGCCCGCGTCGTTCATGCGGGCTTCGAGAATCGGGATCACCGCCGCGTTGACCTGCACCATGGATTCCATCCCCAAGAAGGGGATCGGGGTCACGATGGCGCCGAGGTCGAACTCGGCGTTGTACGCCCCCTGCAACGCCTGGGGAGCCGCGAAGGAGCCATCGTATCCCGCCGCGGCGGTCTTGACAAACTGGCCGCCCTGCACGGGGACTGTGATGGGGCTCACACCGCCCGAAGCGCTCTGCGCGTTCGCCAGGAAGGTGGCGATTGTGGGAGACGCCTTGTAGACCTGGACGATGAGCTTCGGCACGAACGCGCGCCGGGTCAGATAGCTCAATTCATTGTAAATCGCTCCCGATGCCGGGAGGATACCACTACCCGCAACAGGCACCTTGTCCTCCTTTCACTCAGAAGCCCGCCTTGCCCTTCGCCACGTCCTGGAGGGCAGCGTAAGCCTCATTTCTGGCCCATTTGGTCGGATTCTCGACCAAACCCTTGTATTTGTCTTGCGGCCACTCGATCGGGGCCGGGCCTACGCGAGGTTCCGCGGAGGTATGGTCTGCTTCCGCCTTCTCCATCTTGAAGACCTTGGCGGCGGTCACGACATCCCCAATCAGCCGATCAGTCATCAGCTTTTCGACCTCGGGGCGCTCTTCGGCCGTGATGGCGCTTCCGACGACCTTGCCCCACTCCCGTTCGGTGGTTTCCTTGTTCTTGTAGGCGGTGAAGTCGTTGCGAAGCGAGGTGATCTCGTCCAGTTGTGGCTTCAATCGAGCCACTTCGCGGGCCGGGAGGTCGATTTCGGGAATGAACTGCTTGGGGTACTTCTGCTTGATGAGCTTGCGGAGGCCGAGGCGGACCTCGGGATCAGTGTCCATGTCTTGAAACATGCGGAGGACCGAGGCGTCCTGGTCGGAGACTTCCGGCATGGCCGTCTACTCCTTTGCGCCCTTCATGGGCTTCTCGACCGTCATTCCCATCTTGCCACTACCCGGCTTGCTGGGGCCGTCAAACCCGCCCATCTTCATGTAGCGAGGGGGGTTGATGATCTGGCCCTTGTTCTGCTTCGCGTCCCGCGGGTCGCGGATCGCTCCAGACCCGGCGCGGGGTTCCTTTGGAATCATCGTGTCCTCATACGCCCGCGGGGGGCGCGGCTGGCGGCGCGGGTTGCCCGGTCTTTTGCCGAATCAGATTGGCGAAGGCCTGGCGCTGCGCCGGATTGATTGCGGGAAGTTGGGAGGCGTTCGCCCCCATGCTCTTGATCTCACTTTGCTGGAGCGGGGAGTCAGATGCCCCCCCGCCATAGGGACCGGCGAGCTTCAACATGCCGATGGCGTCTTTCCATTCATCGGAGCCCATCGCCAGCATGCCGACGGTCTCGTTCAAGAGTTTCGCGATGATCTGGAGACGGAGACGGCCTTTCGCGTGTTGCCCTGCCCCGGGGGCAGGCGCGGACATCGGCGCGGCGGCGGGCGCAGGAGACGGCGGGGCCGCTCCTGGGACGGGCGGCGGCGATCCCGGTGCTCCTGGCGCTCCCATCATGGACGGGGGGGTATCTGGCATTCCCTCACCTCTTCCGCCGGTTCTTCCGGCGATACTGCGCGGCCCGCTGCGCTAGTCGCACGCTCCGGCGGGACGCCTGACGCTGCCGACGAGTTGCCGCCACTTACCGCTTGCCCTTGCGTCCGGACTTCTTGTGCTTCCGCTCACGAGTCTCCATTCCTATCGCCTCCTTTCGGGTGATGGCCCAAAAGCAAAACGCCAATCCACCATGCATGGATTGGCGCTCTGCTTCGGATAATATCCCGCCGCGTTAGCTAGACGCGACGTGGGGTTCGACTTTTACGGTACGGGGGGGCGTTTTCTATGTCAAGAACTTATCGCCGGCCCCTTTTCTAGCTGCAATCTCCTCTAGGGCTTTGATAGTCTCTCTTCGCATCCAGACTTCAAACCCGTCTCTCTTGATTTCTGATATGACACCAGTCTTGGGCAGGGGCATAAAAAGATCAATTAAGCATTGGAACATCAGCGCCTCCCTCCCTTCGTCGCCTTCATCTCCTGGATCTTCATCGCGGCGTCGAACTTCTCCTTGGCTGCCGCCGCCTGTGCCTTCTCGATGTGCTGTGCCTTCAACCGTAGGGAATCGGCCCGCGGCGGGTCCACCATCTCGACATAATCTTCCAAGCCGATGGCCTTGTGCTTCATCATGCGCTCGGCCTTCTCCTGGGTCTCCGGTGCGGCTAGCGGCGTGGAACTGTGCGCGGACACCCGGAGCGAGATTGTGGCAGGGAGGTGCGCCAGGAGGAACTTTTCCGACTCTCCCTCCTCGCCCGGCAATTCGTACACCGTATCATCCACCCGCCGGAACACGCGCAGGAACTTGGTGGCGGCTTCTTCAAGTTGGTCCTGCGTGATGCCCGCCCGCTTTCGGATGCGCGTCCCGGCAAAACGGGCCATCTGGCCAACCTGGTTGCCGGCGCGGGCGGACGGGTCGGATTCCCCCTGCAGAACGGACGGCATGCCCTCGGCCTCGCCGAACATGCGATCAAACTCCTTGACCTCGGCGAAGGCGTCCGGCGGCATGGGCGCGGTGATGTCCTCGACCTTCGCCATCGGGCTTGAGTTCGTCAAGAGTCCCGATTGCCGCATGGCCTCGGCTTTCTCTTCCGTGATCCCCGGCCAGTTGGAGAACGAGAGCGTCCGCTTCAGTTGCTTGGCGAGGAGCTTATCAATCTGGCCCATGCGGGTCTCACGCAAGACCTGCAAGCCAATCAGGTTCAGCATCTCCGAGAGGCCCCAGAGGTATTCCGGGTCCACGTAGGGAGAGACCAGGGTAAAGGGGTGCTCGCCGAACTCCACGAGGTTCTTTCCCTTCCGCTCCCACAGCACTTGCCCGATGGTCTCGGCGAACGTGACGCATCGGTAATCCATCGCGTCATCATCCCAGATCCACAGCTCCGCCAGTTCGATGGTCGGCTCATCCACCCGCGCTTCGGGGATGCCGTGCGCGGCCCCGATGACCACGTTCCCGGCGATGGTGGGGCGCGTCTGCGACAGCATCACCGCGCTCATTGCCGGGGGCATGCTCTCCTCGGGGGGTGAGGAGGGCCCGGGGGTCGCCGTGGCCTTGAGCGCGTTGAAGAGGGCTTGGCCTCGCTCGCCTTGTCCGAGCGACCGCTGCAACTGGCTCTCCCCGATCACAAACCAATGCACCATGGCTTCCTGGTCGTCCAGGTCGGGGCAATCTTCTTGGATCACGCCAAACTGGCCCGGGTGCAGATACCGGAGGCGGGGTGTGGGCGCCGCGAGCACCTTGATGAGCGTGGCGCCGTAGGGGATGCTCCAGTCCAGCGCCATGCCGAATTGCTTATCGCTGTCCGATTCGTGCCACAGGTAGGCGAACTCGTCCCGGATGACCTGGAGGTGTTTGAACCACGGGCGCATGGCGTGCGGGGGGAGCGTGCAGGCAAAGCGCGTGGTGTCCTGGCTGTAGAGGTAGGACGTGAGCATGTCCGTGTGGGCCAGGAGCTTGTTGAACTTGGCCCGCTCCATCTCCTGTGAGCCGGTCAAGTACCATCGCTTCATCTTCCGGTAGAAGTCGATGCGGAAGTTCCGGCTCACCTCGCACTTGCGGATGGTGTCGTAATAGAGGGAGTCGCGCTCGGTGAGGTTTTCCGGGATTCTCATTTGAAGAACACCAGAATAAGAATGATGATGTTGAGTATCCCTATCTGGACTGCACATGCGGGGTGATCTAGCCCCTCGCACAAATCCTTTACCCACCAATCAATCCACTTCAACATGGTCATCTCCTCTCCAGAGGTTTTCCGGGATTCTCATGATCGCATAACCGCCCTTTCCCACATCAACCTACCGTGATCTCGATTCCACTCATTCATGATTTTTTCATAGTCATCCATTTTCCTGGCGAGACTGAAATATAGAGTACTCGGCCTGAAGTAGTTGTGGATGATAAGATTCCATTCCGATTGAGCGAGGGGATCTCTCTTCATCATTTTCTCTCCACCGGATAGCGCCCCGACTTGGCGGTGTCCCCGTCCATGAGCGAGGTCCCGGCCATCGGGTGCGGTTTGGGTAAGCGGACCTGTCCCCCGCCGCGGGGGTGCTGGCCGATCGGAATCGGGGCCGTGGAATTGGAGGTGTCGAGGATGTGCCCAAGCATGGCGTTCTGTGCCCGTCCCGCCGAGAGCGCGGCTTGCATGGTGGCCTTGGCGTGTTCCGGGTAGACGGTATCGGTGACGAGTTCCTCTCCGCTGCGTTGCTTCGGCGTCTCGATACGCTGGGGGGCCACGTCCAGCATCTTCCCGATCGTCTTGACGACGGGCTTGCTGACGATGTTGGCGGACCAGAGACGCTCCAGGGCCCCCCCGCAGGTCGGGCAGAACTTGGCTGTGACGGGGAGCTCCACTGTGCCGCACGGTTTGCAGACGAAATCCGCCCGCGGCCCCTGTGCGTGGAGGGGGAGGGCGAGCTGGTCCAGCTTCTTACGCCGGATGCGCTTCACCTTTGGCGGTGCCTCCTGTGCGATAGGCGGAGAGGTCGAGTCGGTTTTTGAGGAGACACCAACTGGTGAGGTCCCCTTGGGCGTTCGCCATCGACTCAAGAAGTGTCCGAGCATGGGATAACTCCTCCCTCAATCTATCGTTCTCCTCGTACAGCTTCGCCTTTCCGCTCACGTTACATCCCCCCACGGATCATCCAGGTGCTTGAACCTCGTGGCCGTCCCGGCGGCAGCGGATCCGGCGGACCTCCCCCGCTTCCGCTTCTTTTCCGTGGAGGTCCTTTCATCATACGCCACATTGATCGCTTTGCACACGGCCCGAGGTGACAGCGGCTCCTCGCGCGGCGATTTTCGGCCTACAGTCTTGGGATGGGAAGGGTTGGACATCAGGTGACCTCCATACCGACCGCTTCCAACGCGGCCAAGCAGATAGCAAGCGGGGCGGTTGACGCAGTTGAGTGAAACTTGATTCCGTTCGTATTACGTATTATACATTCTCGGTATTGTAATCCTCTTTTGTTGTCCTGTATTTTATTGACACCGACAATAGGAAACTTGTCCACTACCTCCCATGCTGCTGCGATGTCGGTGGAGTAGGGCGGTGGATCGGTAGAAAATCCATCTCCGAGCCGTTGGTGGTCACTACACGGCCACCGTGTTCCCCCGAACGGATCTTTTAACGGATAAATCCCCATCACCGCCTCCGCCACTAATGCGTCTAACTTTCTTCCAGCGTTCATCAGTAACTCACCTCTCTCGGGGGCCGTCCCACGCCCTTGAAGAAATTGAGCAGGAGCGCCCCCGTGACCGTCGTTGGCCCTTCCGGTTCCCGGGGCGACGGCAACCCCAAGCTCGGAATCACCCACCGCAACCACGCCTCGCACGCCATGGCCGCCGCCAAGGCGCGGTCATCCTTGGCCCGCCCGTGCGCCCGGATGTCCCCGTCCTCGTTCCGGAGGTCCCGGCACTCCTGCACGAGCGCCTGAGAGCGGATCACGAGGGAGCCGGATTCGAGCTCCGACCGGAACTGGTGCATCAGGGCCTCCCGATAGCGCGGCGTCGATTGCCACTGGTAGGCCCATTGCGGGCGCATGCTATCGGCTCGGCGCCAAAGATAGTGTTGGATGCCGCTGATGAGGTTTTGGACTTGCGGAGCGCTGGCGTCCGCGGCCCCCCATCCGTAGTTCTGCATGTCCTGCATTTCCTGCCAGACGTGATACCCAGGGCCGGTCAGCTCGCAGATCAGGAAGGCATTGCGGTACACGCCGGCCAGGTGCGATAAGACCCAGGCAAAGTGTTTGGTATTCATCAGGACGTTCACAAACTCGGCTACCTGCACCAACTTGCGGCCATCGGCCCGCCAGACCTGAGCGCAGAAGCGATCGGAGTCTTGAGACGCCCCATAGGCGGGATCGCCCGACACGACGTAGGGCGCTCCGTCCATCGGGTCCTCCCAGATCGCCAGTTGCCCCGCGGCGCGGTTCGATTCGGTCAGGGTGGTGCGGGAATCGTCAATCGTGGGGCCAAACTGGTAGCTATACCACTCCGGCTCATGCGCGGCTTTCGCCATCTCCGCAAGCTCGGCGATCCGGGCCGGACCAACAAATTGGCTGCCCGTCGCTTGAAATGCGTGCTCCGGGAGACATGGATGTTCTTGATGCATCGTCGCCTCATCGGTAATCTCCTCGGCGTGTTGCCAGCGCCACCAGGCGAGTTGCTCCGGGAGGATCTCCACCCCGTATTGTTTCTTGACGATCTTCGTCCAGATCCGCTCCTCGCCGGTCATCCGGGTTTGCCCGTAGACCTTGAATTGGAGCGACTCCTTCTCCACCTGATTCTGCTCATTCATCCACCAGCCCAAGAAGATGGGCCGCACGGACGTCGCCCGCTGGGCGTCCTGCCACATATCGTAGAAGACGTTGTAGCCCCTGGCCGTGGAAATAAAGAAAAAGAGCCGATGGGGGTGCTTCTTCGCCTTGCTGACGCGCAGGCGGTCCACTTGCTCCGGGTCGGCCCAGGACCCCAACTCCTCCGCGTGAATGTAGTTCAGCCCGCGGCCTTGCCCGACCGGCGCGGCCTTCCCGGTCGAGTTGCGGATCCCCGCCACCTGATAGAGCAGCCGGCTGCGGTTCCCGAACTTAAAGAGCGCCGTGTTGTGGGCCTCCTTCGTCTGTCGCCACGCCCGCGGGAGCCCCTCGTACATCGTATTCAGTTCATCCCGCCACTTGACCAGGTTCTTGTCGGTGTCGGCGATGAGCGTCCCCTGGAGGCCGGCAAACTTCTGAAGCCAGTAGAGGTCGAGGGCCAGGAGAATCGTGCTGCCGCCGTCCTGCCGCCCCTTCAGGATGACGAACGTGCGGACATCCTCAGCAATGCCCTGCTGCACTTCTTGGATCAGCCGACTCTGTGTCCCCCAGAGGTGGAGGCGCGTGACGCCGTATTCCTTGGAGTCGATGGGGAGGTGGTGACAGAACTGGGGGAACTTGGCGAGGGCGTCGGCGGCGCCGGGGACGATGATATTGGGCCTAGCAATCGGCATGCCGGGGAGGGAGAGAACGGCGGTGTCAGGCATTTACACAAAGACTCCGCAGGAGACTTCTCCGCATGAGAACGCATGTCTTGCAAAGTCCTCTGCCGCCTGAGTCCCACGACTTCTCAGAATAGCCGAGACCTGACATGGAAATTCGAGAATCCATCCACTGGCGGTATTCTTCCCATCCCATATTGACCAACCGAACTCTCTTGCCACTCGGTCAATTAACTCACTTGCTTCTACAGAAGCGTGAACGCTCCCGTAGGATGACCTAAAAATCCTCCGATTGCATATTCGGCATGTATCCACACAGGCGATCCTGCTGTAGTCGGGACTGTCTTCTATTTCGTATATTTTACTCTCTCCCCATAAATGAATACACTCGATCAATTTGCATCTTTGGCAGAATCGAATCCCTCCATAACCCATTCCCCACTCAGGATTGAAATTCTCTCTTGCCTTGCTCTCAAACCTGATTGAAAAATAAGAACCGTCCTGATCATGCCTTGATCCCCACTCCAGAGAGGCGTTGATAAATATGTGATGTCCGCCAACTACTGAAGCGCAAAACTTACGATTTGAAATGTTATGGACGGCCGCAATGGATTTCTCATCATAGAGTCCGTCGAACGACGCAACCTTAATCCTCGATTTCTGGATCATAGAGGCCTCCTATTAGAGCAGCATCAGTTCAGCCCCAGGAACAGCACCATCATCCCGATCGTCTTCCGCCGGTAGTGCCGGTACACGCGCCGGATGCGGAGATAGTGGCTACAGGTTGCGGGGGAGTCCATTAGCTTCTCCCGAGATGCGTCCAATAGGCTTCGCGTTCCGAGGGGGTGGAGGGGGGGAAGGGTGTTTGCAGTTCGATTGTGATATCCGGGAAGTTTGGGACACACCACGCATCTGAGGAGAGCACGTACCGGACTGACTCCGTGGTCGGCCTTCCGGTGGGGATGTAGAACATCGGTAACTGCGCCATGTATTGATCCACGGCCATCATGGGCTCCGTCTCACTTTCCTGGTGCGCTTGCGCTTCCCGAACACCCGCTCCCAGTTCTCTCGGTACGCCTGGACGCCGGCCAGGTCCCCGGTGACGGTGAACTTCGGTTTGAGGTAGTTCATCCGTTCGGCCTCCGGGGACTGACTAGGTGCGTCGTGTTCAGCGCCCGGCAGAGCCTTTCCGCCCGTGTTCGGTCCCCCGTGCGTATCCAGTCCACGTCGGCAAGGGCAATCACCCCGATACACGGCTCGAGCACGGCCTCCCTTGGCATGATGGGTTGGATCTCATTGTAGACGTTCAACATCTCATCGATCGTCACCCCCAGGTCGGTGATCGACAAGATCCGCCCCTCGATCCCCAGCCCGGTCCGGGTATGGACCAGACACCACTTGCCCGCGAAGTGCTCATGATACCACGCCACCCGTTCCTGCTCGACCATCGCACACCTCTTTCGGTTTGAGTCGGTTAGATCCCGTACCTCCCCAGTGCCCACTTTTCTCGGAACCGCGCCTGGTTCCGCGCCAGGATGTCCTCGTAGGGCTCCGCCAACTGCCGGAACCCCTGACAGGCTTCGTGATGGACGAAGACGTCCGTGGCCCACCGCAGGGTGTAGCCGGCCATCCGGACCCGCAGGCAGTAGTCGTTGTCCTCAAACATGCCGGGGAAGAAACGTTCGTCCAGCAGGCCCACCTCGCGCACCACGCGGGCGGGGAGCATCAGGCACGTCCCGGAGAGGAGTGGGACCTCCTCGCTCTGCCCCTCGTATTCTACCGCCCTCTTTCCTGCCACCTGGCAGAACTCCTCGTAGGTGGCATATTGCGCGGGGCACTCCTGCACTCCCCCCGCTCGACTCAGGGACGGACCGACCATGCCGATGTTTGGGTCTGGAACGTAACACGCTTGAAGGTGGTTCAACAGCCGCTCCGCCCACCTCGGTGGTACCATCGTGTCGTTGTTGAGGAGGACAAGATATTCGCCATTAGCCACCAAGATTCCCTGATTGCAGGCCGCGGCAAAGCCGAGATTGGTCTCGTTCCTCATGTAGCGGAATCCGTCGGACCACTCGGTTTTCTCAAAGCGAGGCCACGGCCAATCGGGCGTGCTCGCCTCGGACCCGTTGTATATCAGGATCACTTCGTAGGGCTGCGTCGTATTCAGGAGGATACTGTCGAGACATTGGCGGGTGAGGGGAAGGGCGTTAAAGACGGGGATAATGATCGAGATCATGGCAGCACCAGTCCGGCTACAAGCATCCCGAGGCCGACCCAGAAACACCCGTAGGCGAGGACGCCAAGGACGAAACTGGTGTAGGGGTCGGGGGTCAGCATGGGGTGCTCATGTCGGTGGGTGGGCGGGTTATTCCCAGTAACTTCCCCATCGGCCACAACTGATTATTAATCTCTCCGGTTTTCTTGAAGTGTTTTACGAGGGAGTCCGGGGCTCCGGTTATGGACATGAAAGAGGCAAACATCTTTGTCTGTTCGGGGATAGAGGGGATGGGGAAGTGTGTTTTCATTGTCCTAGACTCCGTCACTTCATCATCCGCATCCGCGCGAGAATCCATGTCATTTCTATGCGCTGGATCTCAAACAAATGGGAGAGGTTTTCATAAAAGATTTTTTCGTTCATGCGCTCCAGTTCAATCCGAGAGAGCAATGCGTCTGTTGCGGCCTTTTCTTGATAGAGGCGCAGGAGCGTGTTGGCCGCCATTGTCCTAGACTCCAGATAAGAGGAAACAGCCGACCGAGATCCGCGGTGGCTCCTGACTCCACCCGCGCCCCATGGGACGCCTTACGCACGCTCGGACTTTTACAACAGTCAGGGCAGCCCCGCTTTCAGATAGGGCCTTCCCGCAATGGCGGGGTGCGTACTCTGCAGGATAGAAACGGATCTCGATCGGCATCCCTTGTTGTATGGGTTTATAGACAATCCTGGGAAAAACTTTGGGGGAGGCGCGAAGAAGGCCGCTCACGCTGTCGCTGTGCCGTCCAGCCGGCCCGGTTTCAGATTCACCAGATTCAATCAGGACTATTCCTATCATGTCTTGGGTATACTGATAACCGCTATTATGACAAGCTCGTTTGTATTTCACAAGCTCCATATCATTCAACGATATTGCGCAGTTGAGTGATACGTCACTTGTAAGCATCTACTCACCATCAGCCGGGATCACTACATGTTGTGGTGGGGGCGACGGGTGTTTGGTGCTTTCACAAGCGGGAGATTGTGAAACGGGAGGAGGATTGTCGAGTGACTCACTAGGGATTGCTTGTCGCCGCAAGCGCCTACTCTTCAACACGTCACTTGCTGTCCTCACCTTTCCCGCTTGTGAGCATCTCCCCCAATATCCCGGTGGAGCCTGATACATAGCCAAGGTAAGGGCATGCAGGAAAATCTCTTGCATGCTCATCCGGTGTGTCGTGGCGAGCTGCTTGATACGATTGCGGTACTCCCCGGGCATCAAGACGCTCATCCATCGCCACCCCGCTTCCCGTCTCGCAGTTGCGGTACTCATGGCGTATCCTGAAGCCGGAGAACAACCACGAGGAAGATCCATGTCAGGGCGATGGCAATCAACATGGTAGGTGCTCCGTCTGGAGTAATCAGCTCCCTCTGAAGCAATTCGGGAAAGGAAACGCACGCGCGAAGCGTAGCAGGGTCTTTGGGACCTTGTCAAGCGAAATCGTAAACCCCTTATTCTGTTGAGGCGTTCCTTGTACAAGCTATGGGCTTGTACCGTTTTAGTGGTGCCCGTTCCAGGGCGTCCGCCTCCGTCATCCACCCAACATACGGCCAACGCTCCTCGTTTCCCAGCATCCACGCGACAATCTCAGCCCGGGTAAACTCATGCGCCCAGATTTTCTTTAGGTATTCAGCACACTCCGTTCCCATCTCAGGGAATCGCCGGCCGCTTTCTAGTGCCTTGGGATGGGAGGGCCGCTCCCGCTCATCATCAAGCCACGCATCGGATCGAATCTCGGCCGGCTTCGGGAAGAAGACGCGCGTCCTGAAGGCGTGGAACATCGCCGAGCGGACCTGTGCAAGCGGTAAATCCTCCAGGGCCTGCCAGTAGCCGTCAAGTTGCAGGTCGGATAACTGCTGCTGGTAGACTTCCCCGAGTTGAATCATCAAGGCCGTGAAGGCTTTCCGTTCGCTCTGTTCCATCGGTTACTCCTGCTCTGAGGAAGGATTGCGCCGCGGCGAGATTGCCGACGGTCTTGGCCGTAACGGATTGGCTCCCCCGGATCTTCGGCGCCTCGTCCTGCCACCGTTCCTGATTGAGCCACGTTGAGGGGTTTGGAATGAACTGCCCGCCGTCTCGAATCCACTGCGGCCAGGTCCGCTGTTTTCTGATGGCGTCGAGCATGATTTCCAGGGTCGTCTTAGGGAGCGCTCGTAAGAAGCAGGTCAGTGCATATCCCTTCCCGGTCTTTTTCGGGTAGGCAATCCAGAACGTTTCGAAGTCGTCTCGGTGGATCAGTGCCGGAATGGTCACGTCCTCTCGGGTCAGATCAGGTCCGATCAGGTCAGATCCGATCAGGTCAGATCGGGTCAGATCATGCTGATATGATCCATGACCATTCCCTGACCAATCCGTGATTGGTTCTCCGCTCTCGTAACGTGGCAAAACGGAAGGGGTTGGCTTGTTGACTACTTGGTGATCTAACCAAGAGGGGAAATCGGCGTAGATTGTCCCGGATTGTCCGTACAAACGAATTAACCCGGCCGTTTTTACCTCCAAAATCGCGGGCTGAACGTGGTCAATTTTTACCTTTGAATGATAGCCAAAACATAGAACACGGAATTGGTCTGGATCAAGAATGAGTCGGCCTTCGTCGTCAGCCTGGGTGAGCATCCCGATCCACAACCGGAAGGCGCGGTCACTCAGCCGGCCGACCTTACGATGCTGGAGCGCCTCCGGTTTCAAGCTGCGTATTCGTGGCATAGTCCGCCCTTCTTGAGGTTACTTCGCCACCCCTTCCATCGTCTTCATGTGGTGCTCATGGCTGATCCTTCTTGGCAAGGGCGGCGAGGGCAACCTCTAACACGTCCCACGCTCTCTTCACCCGTACCGACGCGCGGAGAGCACCAGCAAAATCGCGGACCACACTCGGCTCGACTTCCTCTCCACATCGCGCCATCTCCACCTTGGCGTCCCGATGCTCGATGTACGCTTTCACCACCGCCGCCACCTCGGGTGCGGGGAGGCCTGGGCATTGTTCTACGAGGACTGAATGTGCATACCCATAATTAAAATGCTGCTCGTACTCCCCTCCAGTGCAGCACGCGCAATGCCGTCGCTCACTCATGGCCGCCTCCGCGCACATCGCGCCACTTCTTGACCGCATAGCCTATCTCTGGGGCAAGTTCGACGTTCAGGTATCCGCGATACCGGGCATACTCGACGGCAAGCTCGTCGAAGCTTCCCTCTACGCTTGCAGACTCCAAAGCATCCCCCGCCGCCTCCAGCGCCGCGATGCGGGACTCCAACCGCACGTTCTCTAGCCGAACATTTTCCAGCACCTTCCATGCTTGGTGTGTCCCCTCACACGCGCAAACCTCGGGGGGTGGCTGCCCTGTGCCTCCACAAACGTCGCAGAGGGTCGCATTGGTGAGCCGTGTGTTCTCCCGCGTCACCGTCTCCAGCTTGGCGCGGAGGGCGGCGATCTCTATCCGGAGGTCAGAGCATTCGTCGCGCAAATCCGACATTGTTCCGCCCATGTCAACAATATCCATTTCCCCTCCTTAGCGTGGGGCTGCTTCTTTTTTCGTTTTACCTTTCGCGTAGGTTTGGGCACAGACCCCCTTGGATATCTGTCAGGATCGGTCGGACCATCATAGAATTTATAGCCGTCATACTTGCTGAGTACGGATGATTTGAACCCTCCCATTATTCACCCCCTTTGTTTAGTTCCCCCGCCGCCTCCAGCGCCGCGATGCGGCGGAGAAAACCAGCAAAATCGTCGAGGACGGCGGCACGCTCACGAACTGTCCGAGAGTGCAGGCGCATTTCTTCAAGAAGGGCACTTTCAAAACCTTGCCGCTCCCGCGTCACCGCTTCCAGTTTCGCCTGAAGGCTATTGACGGCCGCAACGGCACAATCACATTCAGCGTTCCCGGACGGATTGGTTGTCATCGGGCACCGTTCATCGTGCAATAATCTGTTGATGTGCATCCCGATAACGGTAGTACCTTTCTCCCGCGTCACCGTCTCCAGCTTGGCGCGGAGGGCGGCGATCTCGGCTCGTAGGGTAGGGAGAGACTCACACCCCCCTAGGGCACGGTCCCGCAGTTCTCCCCACGTCACCAAGCCACAATCGCATCGTGCGCTGTCCTCTATGGGCGGTAAATCCGAGGTTGATCCAGCACGAGAAAATACGTGAGAATCAGAAAAGCAACTCATCGTCCCCTCCTCAAGAAAAGTGGCTGGTCGTAGCCAAGGATCGCACTTGTCCTAACTAACTCCAACCAGCCACCCCCAGCGCGT